GAGGAGATCAGGAGCAGCAAGCAGCGCAGCTACACTACCGTCAAGGATCTGCAGCGGGCGCTGGGCAATGCGCTGACCGATCTGGTATACTCCATCAGCAAGCTGCTGGATGCCCAGTGGAACAGCGGCGCAGCCGTTTCCCCGCCGGGCGACTGCAACGTGACCTTTGACTTTGACGACAGTATCATCTCCGACCCCAAAGAGCGCAAACAGATGTATTGGGGTTACGTTACCGCAGGCAAGTTCCCGTTCTGGCGGTATCTGGTCGAGTTTGAGGGCTACAGCGACGACGATGCCAAGGCCATTGCCGCCGAAGCGAATGCCGAGAACCGCAGCCCTGAAGCCCTCACCTTCGGGGGTGCCTGATGCTGCCGCCGTCTACCCTCGACCAGATGCCGGATGCCTTTGTGCAGCTCTGGCAGCAGGTCGAGGATGATATCCTGCGGGACGTGGCCCGGCGCATCTCCAAAATGGAAGCCCTGACCCCCACCGCCAACTGGCAGCTGTGGCGCTACCAGCAGACCGAAGCGGTGCGCAATGATGTGGTGAAGCTGCTGGCCAAGTACACCGGCAAGAGCGAAACGGCCATCCGCAAGCTGCTTTTGCAGGCTGCGACCGAAGCCATGGAGCGGGAGGACGCCATCTACTACCACTACGACATGGAGCCGACGCCCTTTGAAGAGAGCGCTGCGCTGAACAATTTGCTGGATGCCGGTGCGCGGCAGACTTGCGGCACGTGGCAGAACCTCACCGCCACCACGGCAAACACCGTCACAGGGGCCTTTGAACGCACACTGGACGCTGCATGGCTCAAGGTGAGCACCGGTGCCTTTGACTACAAAGCCGCCGTCAAACAGGCTGTGGACAGCCTTGCAGACGAAATGCCCATGGTCACATACCCCAGCGGGCATAAGGACAGCATCGAGGTGGCCGCCCGCCGTGCCATCCTGACCGGCGTGAACCAGACAGCTGGCAAGCTGCAGGTGGCCCGCGCCGACGAGATGGGCGTGGAGTTCTTCGAGACCACCGCCCACGGCGGGGCACGACCTTCCCACGCTGAGTGGCAGGGCAGGCAGTTCCACCGGGGCGGCGCGGTCGATTACAAGGGCAAGCACTACCCGGACTTTGAAGCCGCCACCGGCTACGGCACGGGAGCAGGGCTTTGCGGCTGGAACTGCCGACACCAGTTCTTTGCCTGCTTCCCGGAGCTGGGCGACCCGCCCGCGTGGACGCGTGAGCAGCTGGAAACCCTGAACGCCCGGAACATCGAGTGGAACGGCAAAAAGTACACCGCCTACGAGATATCCCAGATGCAGCGTGCCCGGGAGCGGAACGTCCGCCGCTGGAAAAAGCGGTATCTGGCCGAGGATGCTGCCGGGCTGGACCCTACCGACAGCGCTGTGCGCCTGAAAGCGGCCCGACAGAGCCTTGCAGAGTTTGCACAGGCCACGGGTGGCCGTGTGGACAGCGCCCGTGTCAGCGTGCCCAAGTTCGGCAGGAGCGAAGCCGGCAGGGCAAGCGCACAGGCGCGAAAGGCAGAGCTTCCTGAGGCTAAAAGTACACGAGGAAGCGGCGGCGCATCTGGACAGAATGGAAAAACCGTGCGTAAAGTTTTGGGAAAGGTCGATACGACCAACACGAAACAGGTTGACGCGCTTAAAAATTCGTTCTGTTCTGGCTATGCAAAATCTGACGTTGAGCATATGATGGTCATTACAAAAGATGGCGAAGTACATTATATGACCGACAACAATCCCAGAGGGGTTGACTGTTCGTATCTGGGTGGTAAACTGGAAGGTAGTTACAACATTCACACCCATCCACCGAAAACCACGCAATATTCTTTTAGCACAGACGCAGATATCCCCGGCGCATTCGCTGACGGTACTGCTGTCATGGAAGCGGTTGACTACAAATACCGCTATCGTTTTGTTGTACCTGAAAATATCACGTTTGAGCAATGGGAAGCCGTGTGTGAGGAAGTTCGTGAGGAGCGAAATGCCGTAATGGAAAGCAGAGGGTATGGCTTCGATGATTATGAAGAAAATATCCAGCATGTCATTATTGACGAAACATGCCGCAGACTTGGCTTGAAGTGTTATCACAGGGAGAAGCGAACATGATTTATACTCTGGAACAGATTGACCAGCTCACAAAGGAAAGCGTCCGGCGTGAAAATGCGCTCATTGCTGAATATCGGCGTACACATACAGTCCCCGGCAGAGGGGTTATTTCTACTCCCGAAATTGATGCCGAGCGTGCAGAGCAAAAGCGTCTGTATGGGGAATACCTCAAAGCTCTTGCCAATAAGGATTAACCACCATCCACCCGGACGGTGGTTTTCTTTTGCCAATTTTTCAGGAGGTACACTATGGTTACTACAGTTCTTATCACTCTGATGATCCTCGCGCTGCTTGAGATCGTTCTGCTGAACGGTGCCAAGCTGTTCTTCATGATTGCATCCGCCGTGCAGCAGGCGCAGGACGACAAATACACGCCGCACCCGCACCCCAAAAAGTAAGATTTCATTCATGGAAATGCCCTATTTTAACCACTGTATGCTATCAAAAAGGCACAACAGTGGTTTTTTCATGCCGTTTTAGCTCATGTTGGCAGAGCACCGGACTTTTAATCCGGGGGTGGCGGGTTCAACTCCCGCAAGCGGCACCACAGCGGAAGGCGGCGCGTACCCCGTCTTGTCCCGTGCGGAATGAGAACCGCGATACAAAACAGCAGGGATTTATCCACCCAACAGACAAAAGAAAGGAGCACATCGCAAGTGAAACGCGAAGATGTGAGCAAGATCATTCCGGGTATCACCTCGGACCAGCTGGACAGCATCATGAACCTGCACGGCGCGGATATCACGGCCAAGGTGAACGAGATCACCACCCTCAAGGCCGAGAAAACCACCCTGACCGAACAGCTGTCCACTGCAAACAGCAAACTCGAGGGCTACGACCCGGAGTGGAAGGCCAAGGCCGAACAGGCCAAGACCGATGCTGCCGCGCAGGTAGCTGCCCTTGAAAAGGGCTACGCTCTGGAACGCAAGGCATCCGGCCTGAAGTTTTCCAGCGAGAGCGCCCGCAAGGCATTTCTGACAGATGCAAAGGCCCAGAATTTTGCCATGAAGGACGGCGAGATTCTGGGCTTTGATGATTATGTCAAGGCTTTCAAAGAGAGTGATCCCAGTGCCATTCTGCCGGACGGCGGCATGGCACGTTTTTCCGCATCGGCGACCGGCGCACCCGGCCAGCCCGCAAACGCACATGAGGCCGCAAACGCTGCGTTCCGCGCAGCGTTCGGCCAGAAAGGTTGATTCTTATGGCTATTGATGCAATCGCCCGCAATAAGGCTGAGGCCCTGATCCGGGAGCAGCTGGTGAACACCATCCAGCAGGACGTGCCCAAAAGCTCCACCGTCATGCAGCTGGGCACCCGCCTTGCCAATATGACCTCTAACCAGACCAAGATCCCCGTGCTGTCCATGCTGCCGCTGGCTTACTGGGTCAACGGTGACACCGGCATGAAAAAGACCAGCAAGCAGGAATGGGACAACGTGTATATGACCGCTGCAGAGCTGGCCGTCATTGTTCCTGTGCCTGAAGCTGTGCTGGCAGACTCCAGCTTTGACATCATGGGCGAGGTACAGCCCCGCGTCCGGGAAGCCATGGGCGCAAAGATCGACAACGCCATCCTGTTCGGCGGCGAGCGCCCCACCGAGTGGACGACCGATGTTCTGACCCTTGCGGCCAAGAACAAGGTGACCGGCCCCATTGACTACGCAAAGCTGCTGGGCAAAGACGGTCTGTTCTCCAAGGTGGAAGCTGGCGGCTTTGGTGTGGATGCCGTGGTGGGCGACCTGACCGCCAAGGCAGAGCTGCGCGGCCTTGTGGATACCACGGGCCGTCCTCTGTTCCGTTCCGATATGCAGGGTGCAACCACCTACGCGCTGGACGGTGCCCCGATGTACTTCCCGGAGAACGGCGGCTTTGATGCTTCTAAGGCCCAGCTGATTGCAGGCAACTTCAAGAAGCTGGTGTACTCCATCCGTCAGGATGTCACCGTGAAGCTGCTGGATCAGGGCGTTATTCAGGATCCTTCCACCAAGGAGATCGTTTACAACCTCGCCCAGCAGGATATGGTGGCCCTGCGTGTGGTCATGCGCATGGGCTGGGCACTGCCCAACCCTGCAACCCGCCTGAATGCCGACCGCTCCAAGGTTCCGTTCGCGTTCCTGACCGCCGCTGCCGTCGCAGCATAAGGAGGCCCCATGCTGTACTGTACCTACGACGAATACCTCACGGCGGGCGGCACGGTGCCGGAAACGGCCTTCGGGGTGCTGTGCAGCCGGGCTTCCCGCATGATCGATGCCGCCACCTTTGGCCGGGCGGAGAGCCACGCCGCCGGGTGCGAGGCCTGCCGGGAAGCGCTGGCGGATGCCTGCGGGCAGATCGTCGGCCTGCTGGCCGCCCTCGCCGTTATGCTGGCCGCCGTCGGTTCGCTCTGCGGCGCGGTTTACAGTGAAGCGATTAACCCGGCGCTGTA